CAAGTATGGAGCCTTTACTAAGGCTAACTTCCTGCCTTGGTGTGGCTCATTCGTCAACTGGTGTGCCAATGAGGTTGGCTTGAAGATCCCTAACTGTGTATCCACAGTAGCCGGAGCTTCAGCCTTCATGAAGAAGAATCAATGGGAGAAGGCCAGCGATGAAGCGACCCCTCTACCCGGAGACATAGTCTTCTTTGACTTCCCTAACGATGGAGTAGATCGCATCTCTCATGTCGGTATCGTGGTCAAGGATAACGGCGATGGTACTGTTACCTGTGTCGAAGGCAACACAGCCCCAGACAAAAAGGGTGACCAACGCAATGGTGGACAAGTCTGCCTGAAGGTTCGTGCCTTCAAGAAGAAGAATGGTTCAAAGCTACGCCGCTCACAAGCCGTGACAGTAGTTGGCTTTGGTAAGCCAGTCTTTAAGTCATAAGTCCAAAGGAGGACTAAGTATGAAGATCAACATATTCATGAAGAACCCAGCCGCATGGGCTGGTCTTATTCAGGCATTGGTAGCAGTCGTTGCAACCTATGCAGACATTCCACAGGAAGCAGTATTGGCTTTCATTGCAGCAGCTACAGGACTTTCTTTGAAGGCTCAGAAGATCGAGAACGAAAAGACATTGGCAGCTCTGTATACAGATCCAGAAGATGCTGACTAAAACTTAATAGTAACTAGATGGGGCCCCTTCGGGGGCCCCTCTTTTTTTGTGCCATAAAACTACACCGGCAGAAGAGCTTTAAGAAATGCCCCCCTACCCCCCATAAAAATTATGGTGGTTGGGTGCTACACCGTATAGTGTCGCCTTGAAGTTTCTGCCCCACCTCTTGCGAGGTGGCAGGACAATAACACGCCACGCCGACCTTGGCAAAATGGCCGAATGCTTGTCAGTCCTGTGTGTCACACTTATGCCATGAACGAGAAACTTGTAGAGGTAGACACCATCTATGCACAGATGGCTGAGTTCTCTGACCGTTCATTCCGCCCTCATCCATGGGTAATGGGATTTTCCTATAGCAATGAGGGAGCAGTATCTGTATGGTGGGATCACGCTTACGAGTCGACTAAGTATCAGCTCGCAAAGTTTGATCTTGTAGATTGGATGCATGAAAAAGATTTCATTGCAGACACAATGGTTAATCTAGTTCCATTGCCCGAGGAAAAGAATTTAATCTTGCCCGGTGTAATGATTATCTGGAAACCACTCGATGGAGATGCGAAGATCTCCGAACTGGCAGAGCAATACATTAAGGGGCTACAGAATGTTGCTTAAAGATTTTTACATAGATCAATTTACAAAGAGATTAAAAGCTATTGAACCCGAACCGACAACCGAATACAATCAGGGATTAGTAGATGGTTTAGAATTCGCAATCAAAATTTTGCAAGATGAAAGGTCGCCAAGTGCCACACAGTAGTAAAGAAACTTTATCAATCTCATGGTGTGACAATGGTTTGACTGATGGCAAGTTCACAGAAGGACTTGTATACACGATGCTTATGGCACATACAGTTGGTGTGCCTATCAATAACGCAATGAGAGTCAAGGGTAATCAGATCTCTCGTCAGCGTATGCAGTTGTTCGATCTATGGGCAGACCAAGCTAAGACCGATTGGCTACTGTGGGTTGATTCAGATATTGTTCTGACCAAAGAAGTTCTCAAAACTTTATGGGATGCAGCAGACAAAGTCTCACGACCTGTTGTATCTGGCGTATACTTTGTTTGGAAAGACACGGTTGGAAACCTTCCGGTTCCAATGCCTACCATCTTCAAAGAAGGTAGAAATAAATACGAAGTTGAATACATACATCCACTACCGGAGAATGAAATCATTCCGATTGATTCTGCTGGCTTTGGTTGTGTGTTGATGCACAAGTCAATCATCCCTAAACTAAGGGAGAAGTTCCCGGAAAAAAGTTTCTTCCACGAGAATGATCTTACGGAAGATAAGTTTATTGGCGAAGATATTATCTTCTTCAATCTACTGAAAGAAGCAGGGATCCAAGCCTATGCCCACACCGGTGCATTGGTTACGCATATGAAGACTTTTCCTTTTGATATTTCTTACTATGCACTTTTCTGGACAGCGTATAATCAGGTGCAAGAAAATATGAAAGAGGGTAAAGCAGATGAGTGAGATCAAGGATCTACTTATCCAAGTTCTACGAGCTAAGGATGCAAGTAAATCTCGTAGCACTCAGGTGCAGATAGGGCCATCAGAACTTGGTGGCTGTTCACGCAAGGTTTGGTTTCGGTTAAATGGACAAGCCGAAACAAACGACAACGAACTCAAACTAGCAGCCATCATGGGAACTGCCATCCATGCAGAGATTGAGAAATCAATCGAAGCATTAGATCCCGAAGGCAAGAAGTATCTAGTTGAGACCGAGGTCGAATACAATGGAATGAAAGCCCATATAGATTTATTCATTCCTGAAACTGGTGCAGTCGTTGACTGGAAGACAACAAAGGTTAAGAACCTAAGTTACTTCCCATCGAAGAACCAGCGTTGGCAAGTTCATACATATGGCTACTTGTTGGAGAAGAACGGTTACAAAGTAAAGACCGTTAACTTGTGTGCCATAGCCCGGGATGGTGATGAACGAGATGTAAAGGTTCATACTGAAGACTACGATCCAACCATTGCAGAGGAAGCTTTGGATTGGCTCGAGAGTATTAAGGAAGTAACTGATGCACCTCCTCCTGAAAAGGATGCCAGCTACTGTCAGTTCTATTGCAAGTTCTACGATGCAACTGGGGAGTTGGGTTGTAGTGGCTTAAAAAAAGAACTTACTAAACCCTCGGAAGTCGAAATTCTAGATACTGAGGTGGACAGCAATGCCTTGTTGTTCTTACAGTTGGGAAACCAGATCGATGATCTGGAAGCGAAGCGTGAGAGTCTTCGAGCTTCACTCGAAGGCATCTTCGGTAGGACACGGAGTGGGATCGACATCAGTTGGACAACTGTTGCTGGCCGTGCATCTATCGATGAGAAGGAAGTAGAGAAACTCTTGGGCTTCGTACCTAAAAAACCAGTCGGCAAAGAATCAGTCCGGCTCAACATCAAACACACGAAGGAGAAATAAGATGGCCGAATTAGGCTTTCAAGTATCAACAAAGACAAACGATGGAACAATCTTTGTCATTGCAGATGCAACATATCAGGGCTTCTCACAGAAATTAGCAGAAGCTTTAGATCCAAGTGGTGCCGAGTCACTACTACAAGCCATGGCTAACGCCTTCACAGGCTCCCAACCAATGTCAACACAAGCGATTGCACAAGCATTCAATGCAACTGTAATCACACCACCGCAAGATGCATGGGGTCAGCCAGCGAATGCTGCCCCTACTAACGGCCCAGTATGTAAGCACGGAGAAGCAGCAAAGCAAGTTCCTGCTGGAGTATCCAAAGCATCAGGAAAGCCTTATCGTGCTTTCTATGCTTGCTCACGACCACAGGGCCAGCAATGCGACTTCAGAGCAAACGCTTCTTAATATCGTTGGTGAGGCAGGGTAAACCAAATTACCCTGCCTTTACCGGCACCGAAGCTTGTGCTTCTATCGGCAACGAACATTTCTGCACAGAGGAAAGAGACTTCACCCATTACGAAACACTTCGTAATGTATGTGCAAGTTGTCCACTTCTAGAAGATTGTTTTAACTGGGCATTACATAATGAAGACTTCCATTTTTGGGGAGGAACTTCTGCAATAGAACGGAGAAGGATCCGTGAAGAATTGAAACTAAAAAGATTGAGGAGTATTGCTGCATAATGTTGAACTTACTGCAAGCAGTTCACAGCACAAGCTCCTCTGCTAAACCCTTACCTGATGTATGGGCTGGACTTAGACAGCATGGTATGCGATTCCGTCAGTCACAGTTGTGTCTTATCGCAGGTCAACCAAACTCAGGTAAGAGTTTGATGGCGTTGGTATACGCCTTGAAGACAGGAGTTCCGACTCTTTACTTCTCGGCGGATACCGACCCCATTACTCAGATGTTTAGAACAGTTGCAGGTTTGACTGGACTACCACAGCAACAGGTTGAAACATACTTGGATGCAGACTCACATTACTTCGATCCATTGTTGAATGAGAGAGGCTCACACATTAAGTGGGTCTTTGATCCATCACCGGACATTGATGCAATCGAGCTAGAGATCCTCGCTTATGGCGAGGTATATGGCATGGCACCTGCATTGATTGTGATTGATAACTTGATGAACTGTGTATCTGTTACTGGTGAAGAGTGGTCAGGTATCCGAGCCATCATGTCAGAGCTGCACCATGTAGCTCGTAAGACTGGTGCTTGTGTCCTTGCACTAACTCACATGAGTGAGGCAGGAACTGGAGATCCAAAGATGCCAGCACCTCGCCGAGCAATACTCG